AGGCTACTGACAAAGTAAACGAATTCATTCAAGAAAATCCAGAACAATCTATAAAAATTTTTCAAATGATTATGCCTGCGCAAGGTATTGCAAATATTCTTAAAAATGAATCTAGTGAAGGTGATGAAGATATGGATGAAGAGGTTGAAGTAGAAAAAGATACTCGTTCTAAAAAAGAAATAGTTCTTGAAGGAGTTCGTAGAGCTCGTGAAGGAAGAGGAAATTATTCTAGCCCAGATGCAACTGGATCTGCTGTGAGTGGACGAGGTAATGTAATAAGAGGTCTTGAAGATGCAGGAAAAATTAGAAAAGGTCCAAATCCAAACTATGATCCAAGTAAAAAATATCAAGGATACAAAAGATTTATAAGACCTAAAAAAGCGGACGGCGGTGCGATAGGCATTGAAGTTTTATTAGAAGAAGAAAATCCAAGACAAGGATTGTTTATGGGCGGCTCACCTTTAACAGGACAAGCTTTATCTATTTACAATTCTATGAACGCGTATGGTTTTGATGATCAGGCGATCGCGGATGCGTTAATGGAACAAGGTTTATATACACCAAGTGGAGCACCTGTTGTTGAAGAAGGAATTATTAGTGCCGCACCAAATATAATTAATCAAGGTGGTGGTGACGGACCTCCTAATGATCCACCTAAAGATCCATATGGAGGTTTAGGATATTCATCAGCTAACTTTGGATTAGGTAATACAGCTATAAACAAAGATGCAGTTATGGATTACGAAGCAGATGCATATGAAATAGGAAGAACACCATTTGGACAATTAAGCAAATTCGGTGTTACAGCTTTGAATGCTTTAAAAAATATTCCTACTCCAATAAATCTTGCTAGAATGGCTTATGAATCTTATAAACAAAAACAAATTGAAAAAAAAGCACAAGAAGAAGCTATTGCTAGAGACATAGCAAGAGATATGCAAGAATCAAACAGAGCTAGTAGAACTGGTGGTTATCAAGCTGGATACGATAGTGATTTTATGGATGGTCCTAGTGGTGGTGGTAGTACTGGCGGTTCTCCGGGGTCTAGTGGACCAGGTGGTTCAGATAGTATGGGTTCATTTGCTAGAGGTGGTCTTGCAGCAATGTTTAAAAAGAAAAGATAATGGAATTAAAATACAACGAAATAATTGGTGCAATTGTAAAACCAGATGATACTGTCGCTACACAAGCAGAGATATTGGAATGGGCTGCAGAAAATCCAATGCCAATAGAAGAACCAAAAAAACAGAACACAGCACTTCTAGAAGAAGTGATTGAAACATTTAAAAAAAGAGGATAGACTAACCCAATGGCTGAAATAGACAAATCATTACCCAATCAAAAAACAACTGTTGAAGTTCCTGGAGAAGTAGAAATCCAAGAAGCAATCAAAGAAAACGTCGAAGAAGTTCAAACTGAAGGCGGACCTGTTGAAATAGAAATGACAGAAGAAGGTGGAGCAGAAGTTTCATTCGACCCCTCTGCTGCAGCTAAAGAAGGTGGTGAAGACCATTTTGAAAACTTAGCAGAATTTTTAGGTGAAGAAGTTTTAGATCCATTAGGTTCAAAATTAATAGAACAATACAATGATTACAAAGAGTCTCGTGGAGACTGGGAACAATCTTACAGAGAAGGTTTAGAACTATTAGGTTTTAAATATGAAAAAAGAACTGAACCTTTTAAAAATGCATCAGGAGTTAATCACCCTGTACTTGCTGAAGCAGTAACTCAATTTCAAGCACAAGCCTACAAAGAATTATTACCAAGTGATGGACCTGTTAGAACTCAAATTATGGGTGATGCAACGGTTGAAAAAGAAGAACAATCAAAACGTGTTAAAGATTTTATGAACTATCAAATTATGGATCAGATGAAAGAATATGAACCAGAGTTTGATCAAATGTTATTTTTTCTACCCCTGTCCGGATCTACCTTTAAGAAAATTTATTATGATGATCTTTTAGGTAGAGCGGTTTCTAAATTTATCCCAGCGGAAGATTTAGTAGTTCCTTATTCTGCAACTTCATTAGATGATGCAGAAGCTGTAATTCATATAATCAGAATGTCTGAAAATGAATTAAAGAAACAACAGGTAGCAGGTTTTTATAGAGATGTAGAACTAGGAACACCTCCAGTTACACAAAATCAATTACAAGATAAAAAATTAGAACTTGAAGGAATTTCTAAAGATGGTCAAGAAGATCAATTCGTTCTTTATGAAATGCATTTAGATTTAGACCTAGAAGGTTATGAAGATGTGAAAGAAGATGGTGAGCCCACTGGAATTAAACTTCCATACGTTGTTACAGTTTTAGAATCTAATAATAAAATTTTATCTATTACAAGAAACTACAAAGCAGAAGATCCATTAAAGAAAAAAATAAATTACTTTGTACAATTTAAATTTTTACCAGGAACTGGTTTCTATGGTTTTGGTTTAATTCATATGATTGGTGGTTTAACAAGAACTGCAACTTCAGCTTTAAGACAATTATTAGATGCAGGAACTTTAGCAAACTTACCTTCAGGATTTAAGTCTCGTGGTATTAGAGTTAGAGATGATGCACAACCTTTACAACCTGGTGAGTTCAGAGATGTAGACGCACCTGGTGGAAATATTAAAGATCAGTTTATGACTTTACCTTTTAAAGGACCAGACCAAACATTACTTCAATTGATGGGAATTGTAGTGAACGCCGGCCAACGATTCGCGAGCATCGCAGACTCACAAGTGGGTGATATGAATCAAGCCGCTGCTGTTGGAACGACGGTCGCGTTATTGGAGCGTGGATCGCGGGTAATGTCAGCGATACATAAAAGATTATATGTTGGATTAAAACAAGAATTTAAATTATTAGCAGAAGTATTTAAAAGTTACTTACCCGCAGAATATCCTTATGATGTTCCAGGAGCGAGTAGGAATGTTAAGGTTTCAGATTTTGATGAAAGAGTAGATATATTACCTGTAGCAGATCCAAACATCTTCTCACAGACGCAAAGAATATCATTAGCTCAATCTCAATTACAACTAGCGCAATCGAATCCTCGAATACATAATTTGTATCAAGCATACAGATCTATGTATGATGCGCTGGGAGTTAAAAACATTAATGCAATTCTACCTCCACCGGCTCAACCAATGCCGATGGACCCTGCATTAGAACATATTATGGCAATGAGTATGAAACCTTATCAAGCGTTTCCAGGTCAAGACCACAAAGCTCACATTGATTCGCATTTAAACTTTATGAGACTAAATCAAACTCAAAATAATCCAGGAGCAATGGCTGCTTTACAAAAAAATATTTTAGAACACATTAGTTTAATGTCTCAAGAGCAAGTTCAATTAGAATTTGTTGAAGAATTACAAGAAGTACAAATGATTCAACAACAAATGCAAGCAATGGGTGCACAAAATCCTGCTATGGCACAAAATATGATGCAAAATCCACAAGTAATGCAGGCACAACAAAGACTTCAACAAATTACAAATCAAATTGAGTCTAGAAAAGCTAAATTAATTGCTGAAATGCAAGAAGACTACGCTAAAGAAGAAGAAAAAATTATGGGTGAGTATGGTGGAGACCCATTACTTAGACTAAAAGGTAGAGAATTAGACCTTAGAGCACAAGACAATCAAAGAAAAGAAGAAGAAGGTGAAGAAAGATTGAATCTTGATAAGATGAAAGCAATGATGAACCAACAAAACAAAGAAGATGAGTTGGAACAAGAGGCAGATCTAGCAGGATTACGTGCTGGAGTGACACTTGCAAAGCAATCGATGGCTGACCAAAGTAAAATTCACGATTTTGGTAGAAACTTCGGTAAAAAATAGATATAATTAAAAATTAAGGAGAAAAATATGAGCAAAGATTGGATGAAAGGTCAAACTTACACTAAAGCACCTAAAATTGAAAAATGTTTAGGCGTTGGTAAAGATGGCTATCAAACAGGCGGTATTACTATCGAAGCGACTGACCCTAATGAAACACAAACTGTGGATGTTAAGGGAACTAGACGAATGAGAGCTGATAAAAAACCTGTTAAGGCTAAATGGTATTAAGCTATGTGGTTATCGGCAATTAAATTAGCCGTTTCTGCAGGCAGTCACATTTATAAAAAGAAACAAGAAACAAAAATGGCTATGGCTGACGCGCAGTATATGCACGCTCAAAAAATGGCTCAAGGTCAAGAGGCTTACCAAGGTAAGCTTTTAGAATCAAGAAATTCAGATTGGAAGGACGAGGCGGTTTTATTAATTCTCTCGGCGCCAATAGCAATCCTGGCCTGGGCAGTCATAAGTGACGATCCAACTGTAATGGATAAGGTAAATATTTTCTTTGAACATTTCTCAGCACTACCGAGTTGGTTTACTAATTTGTGGATACTTGTAGTCGCATCAATTTATGGTATAAAGGGAACTCAAATTTTCAGAAATGGAAATAACAAAAACAATTAGGAGATAAAAATATGGCAAATCCAAGATTTAATACTCAAGTTGCACAACCAAGAACTGGCACTAGAGTAAAAAGAGCAATGGGTGGAATGTCACAAGCTAGAAAAGATATGGCTGATGGCTTCTACAAAGACGATATGGGTATGAGAGGTGGAGCAATGTATAAAAAAGGCGGCAAGGTTAAAAAGAAAAAAAATACTAAACGTATGAATAGATTAGAAGAACTTGGAAGAGTTGATTCTGAAAAAGCTTATACTAAAAAAGGTAAGAAAAATCTTAAAGCTGAAAAGAAAAGAATAGTTAAAGAAATTAAAAAAGGTTAATTATGAAAAAACCAATTCCAAAAGGTAAAAAAGGTAAAGGTATAAAAGCTTTAAAAAAGAAAGCTCCTGAAGTTGCAAAACGAATGGGTTATAAAAAAGGAAAAAGAGTTTGTGGCTAAACTTTGTGCAAAAGGGAAAGCTGCGGCAAAAAGAAAATTCAAAGTGTATCCATCTGCATATGCTAATATGTATGGTTCTGCAGTTTGTTCTGGTAAAGTAAAACCAGGTGGTAAGAAAAAAACCAAGAAGAGAAAATAATGGCTGAGGGTGGTTTAAGAAAATGGGTGGACGAGAAATGGGTAGACATTGGAGCTCCAAAGAAGAACGGCAAGTATCAACCTTGTGGGAGAAGCAAAGGCTCGAAGAGGAAGTATCCAAAATGCGTACCACTTGCAAAAGCCACACGAATGACAAGCTCACAAAAGGCGAGTGCTGTCAAACGAAAAAGAGCAGTAAGTAATACTGGACCTAAACCAACTAACGTTAAAACATTTACAAAGAAAAAATAATGGCAACTACAAAAAAGAAATTAACTCCAGCACAAAAATATAATCAACTTAAAAGACAGACTGAATCTGCCG